TCACATCATACACCTGGTATTTTGTGTTTCCTGTTCCGTCGGATGGGTCGGTCATTAGCACGTCGATGCCGGGCAGGTTACCATAGGCGGATGAACCCGAGGCGTAGTTGAAAACGTAAGGGATTGCCGATCCAGCGGGCACTGAAAACGTGCCGGGGTTTAATCCTGCACCAGTTCCGCCTAATGATACACCCGCTGGCCAAACGCCGCCTGTTTTAGGGCCGTATATGTTATAGTTGGTAGTATTAATGTAGAAGTCGCCGTTTATACCCGTAGTGGTATTATCGGGCGGTACGGTGCCGTTTAAAAGCTGTGTAGGCTGAATAGGAACTAAACTTAATCCTGTTGACGGCCAAACACCGCCGGATTTAGGGCCGAATAGTACGCTTGTAGTGGTATTCAGCCAAAAGTCACCGTTCAGACCGTCGGTTGATAAAGGATTGGACGTGCCGTTTAGTATCGAGTTCCCGCGCGGACCTTGCGGGCCTTGCGCGATTGAGAACTGTAACACCCATGTTTTAACGCCAGAAAGGATTTGCAACTGGTAAAATTTGCCCGCTACCTTATCAATATAAAGGTCGTTTGCGTTTCCTGTTGCCGGGTTCGTCGGCGCAACGGTACCGAAATTAATAACGTTACCTATAACCCCCGGTGTAATGGTATAAACCACCGTCCAAACGCCGCTTATTCTTTGCGCAAACTGGTTAGAGTCGGTCTTTATAAACAGGTCGCCGTCTTTTCCTGAAGTGTTGGCGGGTAACGCGGTACCAAAGGAAATATTCGCGCCCGAAGCAACGTTTAATCCTAAAAAGGCAATAAGCTGCTCAAAGGTGAACTTATAGGTAATGTCACCTGTGACGTCAACCATTGGCATAACGTCATTCAGGGCCAACGATGGCGCGGTATCTAATTGCGTTATCTTTTTATCTGCCGCCATTATAATATCCCTCCTAAACCGTCATATCCAAAAGGATAGTTGTTATTACCATAGCCCGGCCTGTTGTAGTTTGTCCGGTCAATACCTCTGATCCTTGCACCCGGTTGGCGGCTGTTTTTATTGCGTTGGTTGTAGCGCCATAAAGGATAATCCGTCATGTTGTTATACAGGAATTCCTCTATGTCATTCGCATAGGCGTTCGCGGTGCTGCGCTGCTGATTGGCAAATTCGATGATTCGTTTATCGGAAACCGGCTGCGCGTTATCGTGCGTTTTAGTAACCGGGCCCGTTGCGGTAAATCTTAAAGCATCAGCCTCAACAAAACGGGCAAATGACCAGTAAACCAAAGCAGGTTTAATCCCGTTGTATTGAATGGTATGTCCTTGCTTGTCCTCGTATGGCTTGCCGTCGAATAAGTCGCGGTATGCCTGAGAGATACCTCCAGATATCACCACAACCGGCGCCAACTCTTTAACTGAAAGAACCGCACCAGGAATAGCTGTAAAAGTCAGGGTGTCGCCTATGTTATAACCGCTTCCGGGCTGATTTACTTTAACTAAAGTCACATAACCGCCGTAAACAACTATATCGAACGTGGCACCTGTTCCAGACCCCGAAGTTGTCGCAACGGCCTGGTTTAGATAGTTCCCGTTGGCTGCTGTAGTAGCTTTAACGGTTAGTAAAACGTCTCCAGATACCCCGTTATCATTCGAAAAATTCTGAATAAAGTCATCGTAAAACGCTTTACCCATGAATTGCCTTAAATCCAGCTGCTGCGCTTTACCAATAAAAGGCAAGAGTCTTTTCAGGTCAACGTTCTGAGAGATATCTTCATAGAGCCTCAGATCGGAGTCGTTCATTAGATATACCTGGCTCATATTGCTCCCTCCGTGTTTTGGTTGGTCTTTACTTGTTGCGGCGTAAACGTGCCGTCTTCGGGACACATCGCCTCGGCTTCGTCTTTTTCAATGCCGTAAACAGAAACTAAAGCGGCAACCTTGTTTTCCTTTGGGAGCGCGGATAGTAAAAGCTGGTTAATACTCACTCCTGCCCGTGCGCCTAATATATCTTCTGCTATTTCTGCAGGAACTTCAAGAATGTTCCAGTTTTGAGCAGGAACAGGAGTATAGAAGTGGCTGAATATTTCAGAAAGAGATTCAATAAGCTCTAACCTGTCCGGCGCGGTATTGTCGTTAAACTCGCGGATAGCTTCTTTTTTCTCGCCACCGTTGCTTAATCCTGTTGATTTTTCGCTGTTAACTAACTCTTTAGGAACAAAAAAGCCCTTTATAATCCTGTTTTCAACCGATTTTTCGGTTAATTCAAACAGCTTATCGTTGTTTTGAATTGGGAAAGTATCGAGTTCTGGCTTCTCGTCATCGTTTTGGTACTCAATAACTAATATCTTTTGAGCGTTTTTAGCGCCCTGAAACTGGCCTAAATTGATTTCCATTTGAGACGGCCGCCTAAATCCACCAACACCATCGTCTAACGAATCTTCATTATCTGCTTCTTCACGCCTTTGCTTCATTTTGAGAATAGCATTAGGCATAAATCCAGTTACGACCTCCCGGTTAGCAAAAATCTTTATACCTGCCTCTGTCTCGAAATCTTCCCAAACAGAATCAGCAATAATTAAAGGGTAATCGTCGATCTCGGGGTTGAAGTAGTAAAGCTGTCCTTTGTAGTTATCCCATCCGCCCGCTTCGATCACCTGCTCCCGTATAACATCGGGGTTAGGGTTGTAACGGTGTATATAGTCGATTTTAGAAGTAGTAATGTTTTTCCAGGTCTTTCGTCCCCAATCAAAATAAACCGCGAACCTGTCGCGCATATTCTCGTTATCAGGATCGCCCTGTCTGATATCCTCGAATTTGACGTAATGAACGTCCGAGATAGCGTAATTGGCGTTGTAGTTTACATGGATGCCGAAAGAAGTAAACAGGGCTTTGTCGGTTGCGATACGCTTTAACAGCTTCGCCATTGTTAAGCCTTGTTCGTTTACGACAAACTTGGATAGATTTTCGTCCTCAAACCCGTTTCCGGCAATAAATTTCGCGCGTTTCTCCCAGCAGTTAGTCGCAGTGGGGGATTGCGCCACCAGTTCAAGCATACGTTGAGGGTATGCGTTATCAAGGTCATACCCGATTATTCCCCAGGCTTGTAACTGGCGGATAATGGTTCTTCGCTCGATCTGGCTGATATAGGTTTTCATGAATAATGATTAGACCTTATGTGTTATTCTGATGCCTTCGCATCGGTTTCAGTTTCTTGTTTTGGTGCCTCTGCAGGTGCCGGTTCTTCGGTAACGGGTTCTATTGGAATCTCTTCCTTAACAGGTGCGGCTTTAGCCGCTTTTGTTTCCTTTACAGGCGCGGGAACTTCAATAAACTTCGCTATGTAAGGATATTTAGAAAGGTACCAGGCTAACTGTTCGGGGGTTGTATTGTCGTTGTTATGGAAGGAATCGCCGGGTAAAAACTGATGGTTACCGGGTTTCAGCTTTAGTTCATTTGCCATTATGGATTGCTTTTTAAAAAAAGAGCGGAACTATTACCTTCCGCTCCCAAACTGATCAACTAAAACAAACAATGTCTTATGCGGACGGTGTAAGCAGGGCTTCGATAGCGGCAAGTGTTGACGCATATGTTGCAGAGCCGCCACCTGAAGGCGCGATCTGTATAGCGCGTGGCGGGTAAGGCTCACGCAATTTATCAGGCTGTGTTAATTTCATTTTGTAACCGCCTTCCAGTGCTTCGTCATTTGCGCTGCGCTCGTAGTCGGCAATCAGTCCGCAAATAGCACCGTAAAGCTCAATCACGCTATCGCCGTCTTTGTAGTTGTTTACTACAATGGCTCTGACACGTCCGTAGCCTGCGGCCATTGCCATAGCTTTTGTTTCTGTATCGTTACCGGCAATATTCCAGTCGATTTCTTCCACGTAACGCGGGCCTACCTGGCTGCGGGCAGATTTTGACGAAGCGCCAAAGCTGTTATTTGTGCCGGTGAACTTATAAAGCTGTACACCTGTTCCTACAGGAGTGATACCGGTTACGATCATCGGGTTGGTGGAGTCGAAAGTCAAAGTAAAATCACCTTCGTTATACACATACAGCCAATCCTCCATACCATTTACGATAGGAGGCTTAACCCCTAAAGTAAACCCGCTTGTTATTTTATTGAAAACACCCATTTTCTTTAATTTTTTATAGGCCGGAATTACCAGGCCATAGTTTTACAATAAGATTAAGCTGACAGGTAAAGGATTTCGTTGAAGAACTTCGCGTTAACGCATGATTTCATACGTGCGCGGGTCTTAACAACCTGGTCATTGGTGTAATCACCCAGGTAAACCATTTTCAGCGTTTGGTCATCAGAAAGCAAGTCAACACCTAAAAACAGGTTAGAAGAACGGGCGCCCATGATGGTATTTGCCTGCCAGTGGTTCATGATCTGCAAAGGAATACCTAAGTAATCCATCTGTTTAGGCAATACAAATGCATTCAGCACGTTAGTGGCTTTATTAGCCTGTGCGATAGCGTAAGCATAACCTACGTGTTTAGGGATTTGCAGGTTGAAGTCCGGCTGACTACGGTCGGCATAATCCAACTGAGCGTACACAGCTGCCAACACATTCAACACGTTGCTTGCGTTGATAAAGCTCACCGTAGCACCGGTAGAGGTGCCTGTGAATGCAGCTGCACGACGTTTGTTTATTTCATTATAGTTACGTACCAATTTAAAGGTAGTAGCGTCAATTACCTGAATAAAGTAAGATTGACCTGAAATAGCGCCGTAAAGGTTGTCTACAATAGCACCTGTTACTCCGTTTATAGTCACTACATCACCTGTTAATAAATTAGCAGTAGAAGCAACGGTTACAACACCATTTGCGGCAATTGCAGAAGCAGCCATAGATGCGCCAACGCTGGCAAGAGTGATTTTATAAGTTGAGCCGTTAGCTGCAACGGTAGGTAACAGACCTGCATAAGCAGCGGTGAAAGTAGCTTCCAGGGTGTTTGTCTTACCTAAGTAATACAGACGCTCGTTAGCGATCGCCAATTTTTCAATGTATCGTTCTACTAAGAAGTCGCGCAAATCAACAACGCCTTCGTAATCGGCCAGTGAACCGGATTTAACCTGTGCAACTTCCCATGATTGGATAAGTTTGTCCCACTGCTCCTGTTTCATGAACTCGTAAACTACGGGGTCCAGGTAACTTTCTGTTTGAGTTGCGGTTGTGCCCTGGTCGTTGAAAACGCCAGATGGATTTTGAAGCACTACGTCGTCATCCACATCTAGGATAACTTTACGCGCTTTTACATCCTGAATAACGGTCCAAAGCCCACGCTGTACGGAATCTGCCTCAAGCAAGGTGCTGGCCATAAACCCTGCCAGTTCCGAACCGGCGTAGGTGTTGTTAGAAAAAGTGAATTGAGCCATTTTTTGTTATTTTTTTAGGGGTATCTTTTTTATATGTTGTTATTTTTTGTTTGCTTTCGCTTTTGCCAGGGTTGCCTGAAGCACACGTGAAGCCATCGTGCCCTCTTTCGGGTTGAATACTTCAGCGATTTCTTCTTTTACTTCCAGCTTGGTTGACCGTTTAGAGGCTTTAGGGATAAAGCTCGATTTGATCTCTGCTTTCACCTGCTCGGTGGTCTTTTTGATCTGCGTTTCCTGTGTAGCAATTACAGTTTCTTTGCCCGCCAGTTCGTCGGCGGCTTCCTGCAATAGCTCGTTTTGAGCGGCGTTGATCTGCAATAAGCCTTCGATGGCTGCGCGGGTTGCGGCACGATCTTTCAGGTTTACTTTAGAGCCGTTTATTTCAATTTCGTCCTCGTCTGAATCATCGTCATCATCCTCGTCCGGGTTATCCTCATCGTCGTCATCATCACTATCTGCGGATGCTGACTCTTCTTCTGAATCATCGGCTTTAGCGGCTTCGGTTTCTTCGGTGGTTGTAGATTCTGTTTCCTCGTCTTCAGCCGACATTTCTTCCTCATCATCGGCTACGGTTTCAGCAACGGATGCGCTTTTATTAGCTTTGAAAAAGTTGGTTATTTTGGAAAGGACAGATTCTTTTACTTCTTCCTCACCTGCTATCTTTTTTGACATAATATTTATTTTTTATATAGTTAATCTCTTATG